TCAGCACACACACTGTGTAAGTCTTGTCCTTGTTTAAGAGCTTTTATCCATACAGGATCTTGACTGCCAAATGCAATCACATTAAGTTCCTGAGAAGAGTAGTCAGAAGAAACGAAGCACCAGCCATCAGGAGCCAGAAAACAATTACGGAACTTATTATCCGCAGGTATCTGTTGCATGTTTGGCTTCTTGGATGCGACGCGTCCAGTGTCAAGTATTTGATTGAATTGCGTATGTATCTTACCATCGCTTGAAACAAATTTAAAGAAGTCACTACCGTAAGAAGTAGCCAGCTTCATCTTTTCTTTGTACTTAACATACAAATCAATAATCTTGTGCTGACGTCTGTACTTGTACATCTTCTTACCGTTAACGTCTTCTAGTTCAGGGACCAACTTTTGAAATACTTTGAGTACTTGTGTAGGACTGGTCCATTTAATCCCAACTTTACGTAACTCTTCTTGTGGTGTAAACAAGTCACCTTGGATATGAGATAACACAAAGCACGACAACTCTGGGACGATTAATACCAGGTTATCTAATTCATCTCTCATGTCCAAGGCTTCTTGTTCGCTTGCTCGTGCAATGACCTCCCAAGCATCCTTGTCAATATCAATACCATTGTATTCAATATCAGAGAATGCTAACACTGCACGATTTTCAAGTTCTACCACACGTTGTAGTTTAAACTCTTGTATTTTTGGGAGCTGTAGCTTACGTAGCTTACATAGATACTCTACATCTTTAGCACCGTATACTATCTGGTCATCACGATAGGCTTCACCGGATAACCCTATAAATTGGTTTCTGATTTCCTTATTTAATTCTACATTTAAGTAGCGTTTACAGAGGTCTTTCAGTCCATAACCTATGTGACGACCACAAGATAGTATTCTTTCAACCAAAAACGTATCGTAAACTCCATCACATTCTATGCCTGACCACTTCTTAATAAACTTGTAGTCAAACTTAGCATTGTGAAATATCTTTGTTATAGCTGGTGATTCTAGTATGTTCTTCAAAGGACTGATGTCTATGAATCTAGTGTCAATGACAAACTGTTGATGTTCATCACCAATCTGAAACATAATCATCTTCTTACATGTGAAGTCAAAGCCTTCTGTTTCTGTATCTACACCTAGAACTTCTTTGTTGTGGCAGTACTTGACCACGTCTTCAATAGTACCTAGTTTATACGAGTCACTAAGACTCGTTGTCTTCGTTATTAATGTAATCATCTCTAAACTGTTTTAAGAAAGTTTCATCAAACTGTAGTAAGTATTCAGCGTAAGCTAGTGATACTTCTCTACCGTGAACAAAAACAGTATCTCTGTTATCTTTTATAGCTGTCATGTATGCAGCTTTTAATTCTTGGTCATAGCCTTGTTGCAAGTCCATGTATATTTCTTTCATCTTTCCCATTATTTGTAAACATTTATAGGTTCTTTTTCTTTTTGTGTATGAAGATCTTGCTCTATATCTAACATTGTCTTAAGCAATACCCTATGCTTACGAACTATTTCACTGTTAGGATCATATTGTTCTAGCTTAATTAAAGTGCGCTGTACACTGTGTATAAGTAATGATACTTCATCTCTGGTTAAAACTGTATTATTCATAGTTAAAAGTATTGAGACAACAAAGGGGCACAAGGCCCCTTCATCATCAATAAAAAACAATTGTGTGAAATTATTACTACTTAGTCTTAGACTTAGTAGTTTTAGTTTTAGACCCTGTAGGTCTGCCACGTCTTTTGGTTTTGGTTTTAGTCGTGGTATTAAACAAGTCAATAGTAATCATTTTTTCAGTTACTGTGACATTGTGAGATGCAGATACTGTAGCTACTACTTTACCTGCGTTCTTGATTAATGTATTCATTTTCAATGATTTAGATAATTATGTATAAATATTCTTTATAAAACTTAGCAAATATAGTAAAAATGGATATACCACACAAGTGATATACCCATTTTATTTACATTAATTTACTATCTCTCCTGTTGCAACATCAACTTTCTGAATAGTAGGACTTTGTACTGGTGCTGTGTCAGCTTTCAAGTACACGTCTACTGGTTCGTTGAATACAATAGAGGAACGAGTGAATATGTATTCACCGTTGTGTAGAATAAACTCTCCATCTCTACCCTTACGCTTAGCAGTGCTATTAATGTTAGCTCTTTGCCATTCGGTAGGTTCAGTAGTTTCTACAATTTGAACTCGTAATGGGAACTCTTGTCCTTCAAAAGAAGCAACAGGATTAAGAATATTCACGGTAAGTATTTCATTACCCATGTCATCCATTTCCCAAGCTTGGTCATCCCCAACTGAGATACCAAGTGCACTCTGTACATCCGCAGGTGTAGCTGGTTGCCACGCTCTACGTGCAGAGTTTCTACTAAATCTGTTATCAGATTGATTAAATACAAACGCAGCTGACAAGCCGCGAGATCCTTCTTTGACTTCTGCCAATTCCATTTGGACAAAGCCACCTTCAATCTTTCTGAATCTTGTAAGTAAAGTTTGACCTAGTTTTAGAGTGTTAAGGTCACCACTGTGCAATAAATTTGCCATGATTAAAATGTTAATAATGATTAATAATAATAGATAATTGTTCCTTCGTGGTCAACAAATGATTTCAGTGTCTCTGTTTCTTCAGTCTCAACTGAACCCTCTATTGCGTGAAGATCTTTGTGAATACTTGTGCATTCACCTAGAAAATGTAAGGCATCTATCTCATCCTTAAAAGTTCTAGTAAATTTGTGCGTGTGATAAATTGGGTCACAATCGTGTTCATCACAACTGTTTGCGGTGTAGGTAACTACGTAGTGCATGGTAATAAATGTATTAAATGATTAGTAAATGTGGTTAGCACAAAAATTAGCCGTCTTTACAGCTCGGCTACTCTGTTAATTTTAATAACACCCATTAGGTGCTAAGTATAAATCTTCATCATCATCAAACCCATCGTCATCATCTTGATCCTTCTCGTATTCTTTAAGATCTTCCCATAACCGATTTGTTTGCTTTACTAAACGCTCTATCTCTTTTTCAAGAGCTATATTCTTAGCGGCAAGAGCTACTACAAGCTCAAGTAATTCATCTTGTTTTCTAATCTGTTCTTTTAATATTTCTACTTTTTCCATGTCGTTTAAATGCAAGTAATGTTAATAATGTTTTAATACAATATAAGTAGAAGAAATTGCGGAATAAATGCATTTATGTTCTCTTTCTCTATCTTATATCTAGCAATGTTCTCGGTTAGCTTATGACCGTCCATTTGTTTGTCCGCAAAATTATATCTCGTCCAACCTTTAGCGTAAAGCTTAGTCAGTTGGTTAGGGAAAACCCGACGAGATTTAAACTATTCATCGCCGAATATTTCTCTATCTATCATCTCTTGAAGTCCAGGAACATCCTCAATCTCAGCTTTAGTATATGGCTTTCCACTCATAAGAGCATCGTTCCATTTGTAAAACTCAGCGTCCCCATACTTTTTATCAAGATAGTAGTCGTGACTAAAGTTCTTTAACTGTTTATCATACATATCATGACGCTTAGTAAATACAACCATCGCTATGATAGATATGATTAAAGTTAATGTAGTTTCTAATGTAAAATCCTTAGCTTCTATGATAAAAACCATAGATATAAGTAAAGGAACAAAAGAAATGAACGACATAATTTTGTAAACAGCTGTCAACCGTTGTAAATGAAAGTAAGATTTCATAATGTAAGTATTGGTTAATAAAAAGTTTGTATCGTACGGAGCAACAGAGCAGGTGATCAAACCTGTCTGTCATATAGAGATCGACCACTCTATTATGTAAAGCTCCTGTAATCTTTATGCTATATAATGTAATAGGAATAAACCTATTGATTAGTAAAATGTGGTAAAATGTGGTGAATACACGCTACAACGCATACGCTCGTATCGTAGTAAAACCTAACAAAAAATAAAAAGAAAGAGGCCGAAGCCTCTTGCTTGTTACAAAGTTACTTTGTCAAGTGTAGAATAATTGTTAATAGTAGCAATAATCTGACCGTTCTCACTAGTCACATAGTTAAAGTCTGCAATGTTCTTACACTCTTGCGAACTTCCACCAACAGGATAGTAGGTAGTCAAACCCTCACCATTAATACAAGCAACGAAGTTGCCGTTAGGGCCGTGCACTAGCTCAGCCGATACATAACCTGCTTCACGCAGGTAATCAATAAATTTGTTCATAATCACAATTGTTAGTTAGTTGAGCACGGGGCTATCCCAAACTCGATACCTAGTGAGGGTCTTTGCAATAGTTGGTCCACACGCTCAAAAATTTTGGTGGTTAAAATTTTTTTAGTATTTTTGTCCGCAGAGACACGTAATATACGTATCACCCCAGAGGGCCGAGAGGTAGTTATGGGGTCAGACGTTGGATTGTAGATCCTAAATAAGGATTAGAGTTTTCTCCAATAGTCTCTGAAAAGGCGGATATAGCCAACGGTTAGGGCACATTACACAGAGGTAGGTGTGATGAATTAACATCAGTTTTAGTGTCCTTAGGTAGTCCAAAAGACAGCACTGCCAGAGGTAAAGTTCCAACTGAAATAGCAAATCTCCTAGGGGTGTGGTGTACCCAATAGTGAAGTTCTTCACAAAACACTTGTATTTGTAAAATATTTTATTATACCTTTGCATTTATAACTAATTATAGATAGCAATGGCAAAGGAATTTACATTTCAACCGTTTGGTGCATGGATAGTAGTACCAAGACCGGACAAAAAGAAGACAGATGCAGGTATCATTCTTGATGACGAGACTGCAAGACAATTACAGACAAATATTGTAGAAGTATTGGCGGTAGGACCGCAAGTTACGCAGTGTGAGCCAGGTGATAAGATCATGGTAGATCCAAACACAGAGGCAATGCTTATTCATATTGACGAAGTTCAGTATTTGTTTGTTAATGAGTTTCAAGTATTAGGTAAGTTCTAATGAAGTTGCCAGGAACAGTTACAATAAACCTGGATGATTACTTAGAACTGATAGAACACACTCAAAAAACTAACGATCTAAAGCATAATACATCCAGAGCAGCAAAAGAGCTGTCTGTGTTCTTGTCATTCTTGTGTACAAGAGAAGATATATCTAAGTATATAGATGAATTTAACAGACAATCTAAGACTGCTACTATAGTAGTAGAAAACGATAGAGCAACAATACAATTTAAGGATGATCAGAACAAAGTTTCAGACTCATAGTTGGGAAGAACTCTTTTTATTGTATAGAGAATTTGAAGAAAAGTTAGACATGTGGTCAGAAAAAAATATAAATTGTACATGGGATATACAAGTCTTGATAGGGGACATGGAATATATATTAATAGTAACAGTAGAAGATGAAAGCACTGAAGAAACAGAATAAAAGAAGAATATATATTGATGGTAAACCTATAAGAGTAGCGTATGAAGTGTATCAATTATTAGAAAATCAAAAATTACAATTACAGCAGTATGAAGCTATACTTACTGCGTATTTAAAAGAAAAAGAAGAACAAGATGGAGCAAAAGATAACGATTAAAGTAAATTCTACACTAAAATATCTACAGTTCTGGAACGGGGTGTTTAATCTTACTTCTACAGAAGTAAAAGTTTTAGCAGCCTTAGTAGATGCAGCTGCTATTTTAGAAGATCCTAGTATATGTTCTGCAAAAGTTAAAAAAGCTGCAGCAAAAGTTTTAGGATTAGCAGACTTCAATACATTAAATAATTATGTAAAGAAGATGAAAGACAAAAGAGCTATTAGAAAAGATGGTAAAAACTATATTTTAAGTAGATTATTAAATTTAGATACTAAGAAAGTAGAAGTAAACATTAACTGGAATGAGTAAGGATGAAATGCCAAGTTTATGGCAAATGACTAAGAGTTTTAGTAAAGATCTTGCTAAGTATATATCTGAAGGTGCTCCTAATGTATCTGAAGCAGACTACGCAGAGAGATTATCTGATTGTAATAGCTGTGAGCATTTAATAAGAGATAGAATGAGGTGTGGTAAATGCGGATGTTTAATACAACACAAAGCAAAATGGAGATCAACTACATGTCCTATAAACAAATGGAAATCACAAACCAATGGCAAAGTCGAAAAAGGAAGTAATACAGATACTAGCGACAAAGTATAATTTACCTCTTGAAAAGGTAGAGAAAATTGTAAACAGCCAGTTTAAGTATGTAGCAAAAATTATGTCTGAAGGTAATTTTCACTCTGTAAGACTGCCATACTTTGGTAGATTTTATTCTAAAAAAGAAAGAAGAGATAATATAAATGGAGTTACTAGAGATAGTTGATAACGTAGCAGTGCCATCACCATATGCACTAAGTATTATAGAATTTAAGTCTTTAGATTCTAAAGAACTTGCATATGTGTACTTTATGTGTGATCATAAATCTCCATATGCGGTATATGATGAAGAGAGTAGACATGATGAGGTAGTGTTAGGTGTATATGGTAAATCAAAGTGGGCACCTAGTTCTAAAGTAAAAGCAGCTTGTGATACATACAAAAAATTAAAAGAAACATCTGCAGTAAAACTATTGAAGGCAGCAAGACTGTCAGTAATAAAACTACAAAAGTATTTTGAGACTGTAGATCTAACAATGATGGATGATAATGGTAGACCAATCTTTCATGCAAAAGACTTGGTTGCTAATTTATCTAAGATGGGAGATGTAGTTAGTGGATTATCAAAACTAGAAGAGCAAGTAGCTAAACAAGAACAAGTAAATACAAATACACGTGGCGGTGTTGTAGTTAACAAATATAGTTCGTAGATTTGAGACATGGATTTTTTAGAAGACTTACAAGATTATAACAATGCCATGGAGAATGCGTATGACTTTGTAACTAAAAGAATAACTCTTGATGATATATACGAGAAAGCTGAGAAGACAGGTAGGATAGAAGATTTTTATTTACCTTTTGATCCTATAGAGAGTGATGGAAGAGATGAAGCTACTTTAGATTTGTTAATACATCATTTTATAAGCACAGAAGAATATGAAAAATGTCAGGAGTTACAGAATATAAAAAGCAAGTTTTTAAACAAACGCAAGGACTAGCTCCAGCAGCTAATAAGTATCTTAAGAACGGATATTATACTAATGCACTGCCTGGTACAAAGCCATATTTTGAATACTGGGACGAAGAACGCAAAAGATGCTTATATGGATACACCTATAATGGTGTAACAATCACAGGCAATCACTATTTTTATCTTAACTATTGTCCCATTGACAGATCTGTTGATGAAGAACTACCAGATGGTACAGTTATAGCTCGAAGAGAGCGTACATTCCCAGCATTTTACGACGGAGATTGGAAATATTTTACTGCAGTAGATAGATGTAGGAAAGAAAACAAGCACATGACAGTGTTAAAAGCGCGTCGTAAAGGATTTTCTTACAAAGCTGCTGCTATGTTGGTACGTAACTACTTTCATGTGCGTAATAGTAAGAACTATGTATTTGCAGGACAGAAAGAATATTTGATTGGGGATGGTTTATTATCTAAAGCTTGGGATATTATGTCATTTGTAGATGATAATACAGCATGGACACAGCCAAGACTACGAGATAGAGAAATGCACAAACAATCTGGATACAAAAAGAATGTGAATGGTGCACTTGTAGAGATGGGTATGAAGTCACAGATTATAGGTGTGTCACTAAAAGATGATCCAGATAAAGTAAGGGGTAAAGCAGGTGAACTTATATTTTTTGAAGAGGCAGGGTCATTTCCAGGACTACTAAAAGCTTGGG